AATATATCGCGGATCAATATAACGAAGTTCTACAATACCTTTGGATGGTTTACTCTCGTCAATAATTACATGATAGTACAAACGCCCATCAATATACCAACGACGAAAGATTTCGTAACTTAAATAATTAAATTCTAGTTTCCGCAACAAATTTTCAAACTCATTGCGAATTGTTTTCTTAATCGATTCAGTTGTTTCTAAGTTATCAAGAACAATAGAAACTGTTTCTTCATCAGAATCTTCTACGATTGCTTCGTTGCAAATATCTTGTACGGCAAGATCAATTGTAGGATCCATTGCCATTGCTCGATACTTTGTCACCAATTCTGCTTCAGTTCTAACGCTCCCATCTAAATCAACATATGTTCCATAAATGCCGCCAGAAGCAATGCTCAGTGCACCGTCATCATTAGTTGGCGGAACGAAAGAAACAACTTTTTCTTGTTCCTTATCTTCCTTTTTGCGTTTTATCTCGAAACCGAATAGATCCATTATAATTTAACTCCGAATAGAAAATGGGGATATAAAAGTATTTATATCCCCGTGGATGACGAAGTTTAGAGGGAAAAGGAAGTTAAAATTAACTTCCTGGTTCCATCACATCAAATGCCCATGTCACTGTATAAGTTCCAATTGTATCAGTTGTATTCCAATCCAATTCAATTGTACCTACATCAGTTGGCCAGCAACCTTGCAACTTGTATGAACGGAGTTTACTGCCGCCTTTTCCATACAAAAAGATTTCTGCTTCAGATTTATATGCTTCAAATACTTCAGCGCGGATATTACCATCAGCAGAGTTAATCTGCTCTTGCCAATCTTCCAACTCAGCACGAAGTCCGAAATCTTCTTCAATCATGAGCGTTGTTGTCCACTCGGCATAAGTACGATCGCCAGCAACTTTAATCTTGCGACCAAAGTATGGAACTTCAATGACACCCATGGTCATAGCAGGAACTTGGGTTGCTTGACACAGGAAATTCATAGAATTCCCTGCGCGAGTTACTTGCGCTTCAAACAGGGCAGGACGATACCCACCCGCTTGGATTGCGCCACCTTTAAAACTTGTTATGCTAAAAGCCATTTGCTTATTCTCCTATGAATTTATTTTTATCTATTTATTAAAATTGACCAATAACTTCGGAGAATTCAACCCCAGTTCTTACAGCAACGAAGTTCAACTGGATGAAGTTAATAGATCGAGCAGGTTTGATGTAAATATCACCAACAAACTCGTTACGATCAATCACTTCACCTGTGTTGTTAGTTTCGTCACAGACTACAACGAAGTCAGTAATTCCTCGGCGACCTTGTACATCACGCAAGAACGGAGTTACGAGGTTGACGAATGAAGCGCGAGTAAATGCATCGTTGAACTCAAACAGAGTAAACTTAGCAGATGTCGCAATTGCTTTCTCAAGAACAATAAACAGACGACGTACATTAATTCGATCAAAGGCAGATGGTTTCGCCAGAAGAGTCTTGTCACCGAACAGTACAGTTCCCTGTCCTGGGAAAGACACAACTGGGTTTACACCGCTCTTATAAAGAACATCTCGCTCTGCTTTCTTAGGATTCCATGCCAAACGAACAAGGTTCTTAATATTACCACGGTTGAAACCAGCAGGTGACCACCATGCATCACGGATATCGGCAGTATAAGCAGTCAAACCAGCAGTATCGCCGTTCAAAGGAACGTAACGATATACATCGTTGTACTTGTCATACTGATACTTGTATCCGCTGTCCATTACAGCATAAGAAGTTGAACGACATACGTTTCGGAAGTCAGTTACATCGCGCTCGATATCTCCAGCAGCATTGTTGACAACATCACCGCGTTCTGGCGACAGATATACTACGCAGTCTTTACGAGTTTCTGCAATATTATCAATCAGATAATTCGGCAACTGAGTACCAATTACAGTACGACCTTGGAAAGTTGTAGAACCACCGATAGATTTACCAGTCAGAATCAAAGATACGTCAACATCTTCAGCAGACTTGAATAAATCGAATGCTCGAATAACTGGCGACAATGCATCTCCGGAACTTTCTGCTACGCTATCTGTACCGCCAACGAAAGACTGAACATATGGAGCATCGTTCGTAGAAGAAGCAAGACTTTCAGCAGCAGCAGAAGTAGCATTTGCTCGATCATTAGCAAACCAGATCCAACGCGAACCTTGGTTAATTACTTCTTTGTAATAATTTACTGCGCCATCATCGTTCTTAGCATCAGTAGCACGAGACAATCGCTGCCATACTTCAAGAGGAGTTCCTGGCGTACCAGTAATCTTACCATCTTCGTCATAAACTACAATATGCATTTCGTCTTGCGCTGAAGTATTACCTTGCGCCAACTGCCAGTTAGACTGTCCAGGAGCTTCTTCTGTAATACCTTGCCCTGCCCAGAACCGCTGGATTGTGTCTGACGAGAAATCTTCGGAAAGACGATAACGATCTGAGAAAGAAATTGTTACCGTTGCTTCACCAGTTTCTGAACCGAGTTCTTCTGTTTTAGTAACGCTTCCTTTCGCAGTAACTTGAAGATACTGTGTAGAAATTGTGCTGTTACCAGCGAGAACTTGGTCAGTAATTGCGATATCAGCCAATACTGAAGTAAGTACAGCAGCTGAAGAGTTTGCATCGCCAGAAGCACTGTTAGAAACTGAAATGGTAGCAGTGTTAGAACCAACTGTAAACACAATGTTTGCAGTGCCAGTGTTAGCAGCATCTACTTCTTCGAGAGCAACGTTGCTTTGATATGCGTTGGCACTATCACAAACAGAAATTTGCAAAGAGTTACCAAGCGCACCAGGATATTTCGCTACCCACTGAATATCAGCGTCATAGGTGCCATCTTTTGTTGCATTATAGTGTTGCTCGTTTTTAGTAACTTGCAGAGCAACGTTCGCTTCGCCAGTATTGGCAATTGCGTTGTAAGAAGTTGTACTCCAAGCACGACTTACATATAGGGCATCAGAATATGCCAAATAGTTCGCCGCAGTAAACCATGTCTCAAAATTATCGTTATTTGGCTTGCCGTAACGGTCGACCAACTGATCTTCGCTTTGAATCAGCAGATAATCTTCTACTGGTCCCCAGCGAAACATACCACCGATTGCTGCTTCAGTTGTAGCAACCTGCGGGATGACAGTAGTCAGGTCGATTTCTGTTACATTTACGCCTGGACTGAGTTGAAAAGGCATAGTATCTTCTCCCTTATAGTTTTTCAACGGTTGAATAATAAATTATTCGTGTATATTATTTATAAAAATCTAAAATTCTAGATTTCGTCATCACTAAACAGAAACGAATCGCCACTGACCGCCATCAAAGGTTTTTCTTCAAACATATCATGCCCAGTATCAATAATTCCAAATGGTGTTAATTCGTTTAACAATTGTTCTTCATTCATGTCTCTTAATTGACTAATGGTATTTATATCAGTTAATTCTTTAAAGAATTTTTGATTAGACAACCAAGCAAAGAGAACCAGCCCCATGACAAGATCATCATGGCATCCTGCTTCTGCTTCCCAACTGACTCCCTTCTTACTAAATGTAGAAAGTTCCTTAATTGTGTTGAAGTCATTTAAGATAAGTTGATCCTGCTCAATGAGAAGTTTCAGTATCGAGCAACCAATAGACTTGACAGTTTTAGTTGTACGAATACCTTTGTCGCCTTTCGATGAGAATCCTGTAGTCAATCGCTTACCACTACGACCGCTGTTCTCAGTAAAAAGCATATTTTCATATTCAAAATCTTCATTCAATGTAGAAGCAACTTGTTCACCAATGTCGTTTATTTCAACCATGATTTGTGCTTCATTATAGAATTTACCAAACTGATGTAACACTGAAGCATAATCCATTGGTGTGATCATATTATCTCTAAATGTACAAACCTGTACATAGGGCATTTTGGTAATATCAATTACTTGAAACGCAGAGTAATCTAATCCCTTGCCCCGAGAAACATCAACCACAATTACATAATTACGATTTAGTTGTGGTCGATAGTACATTGTTAATCCACCGCGCTCTTCAACTGGATCGCGATAAACTAATTGTTTGAGTTTGCCGCCCGAGATTAATGTACCAGAACTGCCAATAAACTCACATTCCATTTCCTGTGAAAATTTTTCGTGATCAAAATCCATCGCAGCGAGTGTTTCTTCTTTCCATTTCTCATCGCGCCCAGGAACATCATACCACATGACTCTTACAAACTCATAACCATTCTTCTTTGACTTAGCACCTTCACAAGTCTTATAAAAATGATTGAGTCCGTTCGGAGTAGAAGTTAGTAGAATCTTGGTGGTTGTTCCGGATGATATTGTAGGGAATACTGAGGCAAAGAATTCGTCCCAGTTCTCAACGAATGCGGTCTCATCAATGTAAAGGAAAGATACGGATTTACCACGAATAGCAGAAGAGGAAGTAGCGGCAGCAACAATTTTTGATCCATTTTCAAATTCAACACTCCCTTTGTTCCATTCTACGACTCCTTGTTGCAACCACTTCGGAAGTGCTTCGTAAGCAGTTTTAATCCGATCGAGAATTTCTCTTGCAGCGTCTCCTTTATTTGCAAGAAGAGCGACAAGTTTATGATCATTAAACAGAATATAATGAAGGATAAGGCAGACAGCAGTCGTTGTCTTACCTGCTTGGCGCGAAGTAACCACGCACGTTCTTCGATTGTTTGTTGTCTTTTCAATAATCTCTCGCTGATAATCGTAAAGATCAATTGGTATTAGACCGTGGTCAACGTGGACAATTTGTATGTAGTTTTGAGCAAAGTATATAGGATCTTTCGCGCAAGAAACATACTCGCGGATCATATTCTCAGTCCATGATATATCTACACCTTGCCTTTTTAAATTTGCATTACCAAGATACGTGCGATATTCTTCAATATCCTCAATTGGTTTCTTCATCATTCTCTTTATTAATCATCTTCAATAGATCGCTGGTTGAACCAACGAATAGGTTATTATTCACGGTGTTTGGTGCAGTTTGTTGCTCTACATTAATCAGTTTCTTTTTCTTATCATGTAAGTCAATCAGGTCTTTATTCAATTCACTCAAGTTTTTTATCAATCCAGAAAGAACTTCGTAAGATCGTGGATGCTGAGATTGATCAGCGATGGCAAGCAACTCATCCATTGAACGAGTGCCTTTCTCAATCAGATCATACATATTTCCACGAACATACTCAACATCAGTCTCTGCCTGTCGATCAACAGAAACTGGTGGTTGATATGTTGTTGGAAGTTTTTCTTCTTTTTCTATTGGCGTCAGTCCAAGGACTTCGCCGATTACATCATTCGCCATAATTATTCTCCGAAATCATCTGGGAAAGTTGACTGTGTATCTACAATATAATCCCAGTTTTCTTCTTTCGATATTAAACTTTTATCTACTGTTGCCGCTGCGTTTGTAGTCGGAGAACCATTCGCCAGTTGACCAGGATATACAGTTACGCGCGAGGCAACTTCAGTATTCCCTACAGCATCGTCAATGTCAGTAAACAGCGTTGCATCATAGAATTGAACATTCGCAAGTTTGATAACACCTTGTTTCTTAGTTGGTCCAAAGAAAAACCCTTTCATTGTAAAATCTAAAGTAAAGATCAAAGAACGTCTTTCTTCAAACGAACCTTCGTATACATCATCTTGCGAAGTATTCGTTAACACCAACGGAATATCTAACGTGATATCAGGATCAGAAACTAACTGTACTGTTGTTGTCCACTCTGGTGTAAAGTATGGCAGTATCTGCTCTAGAATTTGTGTGCCATCTTCAACAGTCTTTACAAAAATTGATAGTGAAAACTGTATATCATAAGGAACGGGATTGTACTGATACTTGCGAACATCTTCGTTTGAAGTGTTAGTCTTTTCAACGAAACGATTGATTGTAGAAAGTTTCCTTTCTGGGGCATAGTTAAACCCTGTGATCTCAAATCCCATTCTGGGTAATGTAATTGCGAATGGTTGCTCTTGTGGGTCTAGATCTACATCCAAACCTTCTATACGAGCAAGAAACTTTTCCCTTGGACCATATGCCAGTGGAACTTTAAAAGACTGTTTTACATTGCCGCCAGCATCTTTTCGATTAATCCAAACATCATTGAACAGTGTGCCAAATAGAATGACATACTTTCTCAAAGTACCATGATAGAAAGTTTGACCGAACATTAAATATTACCTTCTGAGAATGGATCGGTTTCTGTGAAGTCAATAATACCAGCACCGCCTGTCTGGAATGTTGCGTTTTCTGAGAAAGGATCTTCTACGCTATAAGAGTCTGCTGCTACTGGTCTTCCAGTGTTAGCATCCATAATCACATCACCATTAGCATATGCCGAATCTGTATTAGAGACCGCAATATTTCTTGAATATAATTCTTCAAGGTCATCAATTTGTGGGATGCCTGTGTTAAGATCTTCGTGACTATATTCAAACAATTCGCAACGCAAATCATAACATTGTAACGCACCAAGTTGATAGAAGTTCGGTGCTTCGTGTTCAGCAAATTTAACAACATAAACTTTTTCCGTCAGTGGGAAATAAATCAGATCGCCCTCTCTCGGGCGTTCTATAATTTCTGCTGCGCCAACTTCATCAGCGAACACGCGATTGGCAACAGTGAATGTAATTTCATCTCGAATTTGAATATTAAACTTAGATAGGAAGTCGCCTTCGCCTTCAAATCCTTCTACATTCTTAATATACATCTCAATGAGATATGCATCGTTGTATGATGAAATTACACCTTCGCCGAAAACGTCATCTTTCTTTTCGATCGTGCGTGGACAATAATAAAGATCGTGTCCATAAATTTTAATTGATTCGATGATTAAATCTTCGATGAGATTCTGTTCAGAATAACTCTCAAAATTATTAAAGAAGACGTTAGTCGACATGTAATTATCCTATCATATCAGAAACTGGAAGCGAATAGTTTATAATCATTTCTTCTTCAAGTCTCTTAACTTCGGTATCTGCGTCGTCGTATATCTTTTGTCCGTTAAACGTAACACCGCCTGGAAGTTGCAATCCTTCAAACTTTGTAAGATTACTACCCCATTGCCTTTTAATTAATTGCGCAGTGTAGTGCTGTAACCAACGATCTGCCCAAACGTCAGTGTATACATCTGGGTCTACAACTTCATATGCTTCTACGAGTAGATAATCGCCAACAGTCATTTTATCCTTTGACATGTCAAGGTGGAGTGTATCACGATGGCGATTGTATCGAATAGGCGATTTGCCTACTAGAATCTCTTGTACCAATCCTAAATGAGTCAGCGTCATATAATAATTAAGCAAACCAACATTGGTCAGCGTGTATAAGTCATTCAAAGCAACCTGATAGCGAATATTAAATAAGTCGCCAGATGAAGTTGACGGATCGCCAATCTCGAAAACTTTTACAACACCAATGATATTCTCAGGAAGAGTGATCGACTGCGTTGAAATTGTATTCGCAGTGATCTGATGTTTATAATATGTTTTCTCAGTTCCGTCGAAATGGTAATCCCAGTAGAATCGTAGTGCTTGGTCAATCCGATCATCAACTTGATCATCATCGACATTAATCTCGATTACTGGTTTACCAAGCGAACGCAGACAGTATTCTTTAAATTCGTTACGGCTACTTGGCACTGCCATATGTCAAAACTCCCTTGAAAATCTAGTGTAAATAAAGTATAATACAATTGTATTTATAGGTATGAGAAAGTAACATTGATGAAAATTTGTTTTGTTGATACCCTCGGACTTTGTTATGATGGAACCACCCTTGATAAAAGAGGATTGGGCGGTTCTGAGTCTGCTGTTATTTTGATTTCAAGAGAACTTGCTAAACTCGGATTTGAAGTTACAGTATTCAATGACTGTATTAGCGATGATGCACGCCCAGGAAAATATGATGGAGTGCTTTATCGTTCGTTGCATGACATTGAACAATATCAAAATTACTTTGATATTTATATTGCTTCCCGCTCGGTTGTTTCATTTGCACCTAATGATATGAAGAAACAATTTAAATGGGCAGAAGGACTACCGAATCTAGAAAGCGTGGCAATGACGTCAAAGCATCGCGTACTCTGGATGCATGATACGTTTTGCGATGGTGATGACCTGATTGAAGATTTTGTATTGCAAGGCAGAATACATGAAATCTTTACTCTGTCTGATTGGCATACAACGTATATTACAAACTGCGACCACGGCAAGCGCAGAAGTTTTGAAACTTTAAAGAAGCACATCTTTCAAACGCGGAATGGTATTCGCCTTTACCATGACTGGGTTGACATTTCAAAGAAAGATCCTAATCTATTTGTTTATAACGCATCAGTCACCAAAGGTATGATTCCGCTGGTTGAAAAGGTTTGGCCGCTGGTGAAAGCGCAATTGCCTGAGGCAAAACTCAAAGTCATCGGCGGTTATTATCGCTTCCGTTCTTCGCATGGACCTGACGCGCAGGAACTTGATTGGCGAAAGATGGTTGAAAATCCTGAGCATGCATCTAATGATATTGAATTTACCGGAGTTATTTCTCAAAAAGAAATTTCCGATATTCTTTCTGTTGCTTCTTATATGGTTTATCCTTCTGCTTTCCCTGAGACATTCGGTATCTCAACGCTTGAATCGCTTGCCTATAACACGCCATTAATTACTTGCGCATTCGGTGCATTAGAAGAAACTGCCGTTGATATGGCATGCTATAAAGTGCCCTATCCTGTAGAACCAAACTGGGCGTTGCCTTGGATTAATACAGAAAGGCAAGCAGCAATCTTCGCAAGTAAAGTTGTCGAAGCATATAAGACGCCATACTTACACCAGCAAAAAATGTATGCGTGTAATCAGGTCAAGGATATCTGCACATGGGATACAGTTGCGCTACAATGGAAACAACACTTCTATAAGTTAATGGGTGACTTCCTACCAATCGAAGAATATCGTAAAGTGACTGATATCAATAACCGTGTACATA